AGGGTGTCGACCCCCACTAGCTTATTAAGCTAGATAAGAGGGAAGTTTAATTCCCCTTACTCGGATGTGACCCAATTTCATGTAGAAAGAGGGATTGCAAACGAGGTACTGCTGAACTCCGTACGGGTCTGAGGCGAAGCCTCTTAAGCCCTCGAGTGTGAGATGACGTGCTTATACTATCAGGGAGCTCGGTAAACCCGAGCCTCTGGTAGTAAGCGATTGTCAGCCTCATCTCAAAGGTTAACCCTGTACGGTCCCTGGTGGCATTTAGCCAGTGGTAATAACCGCCCTCCGATGTATTCGTTGTCTTCGTCTCTTCTGAGAGACGATACTTCGGTACATCGTTAGACACAAGTTGGTACTTGAATGCGGTATCAACACCACCCCAAAGACATTCAGGCACGTGACTTTTCAGCCACTGCCAGATCTCTTCGACTTCAGGGTCTAGGACTGAAAGTCCTTCAACCCGAGCCCATTCACGAAGCGAATTAGCGACGTGAATAAGCTGGTCGATCGTAGAGATCGGTTCCCGAATGTAGAAAGGAGTTATATCTAAGCCTAGGTGGTAATGCCCGCCGCAAGACTCGCGAAACGGCCCCTCATGAAATGACTTCTTAGGATTCACCTGGAAGCCAAAATATGAGAGGACGAATGCAAGATCCTGTGACATGGCTGACGGACAGATAATGTCGTCTCCATAGACAGAGATAATACCACGTGTTCCCGTAAAATAGGCGGTGGCTCGCGCAAGAACAAGAAAGATCATACTTTCGAGTTCAAACGTGAATCCATTGCCCATCGATGAGAACATATGGTTGCAGTGCTCCTCACCATCAATGATGGTGACTTGACTCCTAATTGCGTCAAGTGTAGAGAACCAGATCTCAGGAAGGAGAAGAGCTACAAGCTCCGATGAAACTGAGTCGCTCGCGCTGGAAAGATCCAGAGTTGCGAGTTGTCCAGTGACACTCCCTTCATGAGCCAACTTCCGGTTTATTGACTGGTCGTTGAGGTTTATTCCGGTTCGACGGAGTTGACGGCTGATAAAGCCACCAATTCCTTTCTGCATGAGCATATTGATGTCGGGCTCTTTACA